TGAAGCAGTAGGATTGTGATCGGACTTACGCGCTGCATGACGCTGATCACCGAGCCACCCCTCAGGGGCAGTTCTATTTCTATCGGGGAACGCATCGTCTATTTGTTCTCTAAGTTGTTGCCCCGCTTTACATAACTTAGCCAAGACCTAAAGCCTTTAAATCATCGGCGGTTAAACCTAAAGCTAACAACTTTGCGTCAGCTGCTGCCTTAGCTGTTGCCTCTGCTGCTGCTTCTTCAGCTTTAATTTCGTCAACTTTTGCAAATGCATCTTCAAATTCTTTTTTAGTAAAAGGCTCGCATTCTATGAATTCAATGCCTTCATAATCAAGTCCAACGGCTTTATATCCGCCTTCAGGACGTAAATAAAAAAGGACTTCGTGAAATTCAGCCATTATGCACCTATTTCGAAAAGAGTAATTGATGATTGTGGGACTGTGCCGCCGCCCGTGACTGTTGCTTGAACGACAACCTGAGCGTTGTTTTGCACACTTTGAAATTGTGTTTTGATTGTGACTGCCGATGTTGTATTAGGAGAAAATAGATAACTCATAGATGCAGCTGCGACAAAGTTATATTGAGCGCTATTCGTGTAACCAGCAGTTTCGGAAAAATATACTGTTGTCGTTCCATCTGTTAAACGCAATCCACAAGATGAGTTTGCATTATTGTTATATTTTCCAACATCGGCTTGACTAACAATAGCCAAAACTTTTGATGTGGTCGCGCTTGGAGTGATTGTTGCTGTTAAGCCGGTGTCTGTCCAAGTACTCGTTGAAAGTAAAACTTGAGTGGAATAGGTAGCATTTACAACTTGTAAAACCTTACCACCCGAAGCTGGTGTTGCCCATTTCAAACCTGTTGCAGTTGTTGAATCCGCAGTCAAAACTTGACCATTTGTGCCGACTGCCAAGCGAGCATCTGCGGTTGAGTAAGTATAAAGATCACCTTTTGTTGTCAACGGGGAAGATCCGCCGCCCACTTCAACCCATGCAGCACCTGTGTATTTATACACTTTGTCGTCTGATTTCAAATAGGTAATCATGCCTTCGGCTAAGACACCGGACAAAGCAGTCGTCCTAGCGGAAGCATCTGCAAAAACCATAACTGCTTGCTCTTGTAAATAAGTGTTGACCTGAGCTGCTGTAAGCACGTCACCCGTGTTAAACAGCTTGTATCCTGCACCTGCCATTATTGCTCCTTAGTAGCTCAGCACGTCCTCGCCTATTATACCGCTAATCGTGCTATCTAACACGAATCCAGCGAGTAAAGGCTCAGCCGTGAATAGGGTTGTGTTCCAACTTGATTTTGTAATGTCATGGTGTATGCCGTTGACTAGGCTTGCTTGGGTAATGCTGCTAGATCCCGGCATGGTCTTTGTGACTGTTACCCCGTCTAGCAATTCAATGTCTACACCGGACAAAGGCTTATTAGGATTGGCATCATCGTAAAGATTGAGCTGGATGCTGTCGATACGGATCTCGGGATCTTTGCGTGTCGCTAGGATGCCTTTAGCCTGATTTAATGCTTCGGTATCTGTTTGAACAAGGATGCCGTCCCGCTTGCCTGAATGTAAAAAGTAGGTGTCAATCGAAGTCTGATCAAACGCATTTTGTGCTGTACCGCCTGAGCGTGTCACAGTAACGTCATTAAGGATTTGAGTGTCGTCAAATGCCACAACAGCGTTGGTATAGGAAATGTCTGAGCCTGTATCTGAGAACGCATACAAGGATGTGGCAGGTCGCGTGATTAAATTTGTGCGGCTGATAAATGTGGCTTGCCCCTGAGCGTCAATAAAGAAGCCACCGAACTCGCTGTTTTCTACTGTTTGCAGGGCTTCAAGGGCTGTTCTAGATGTTCCGGGATCTGCCTGAAGGGTAGAGTCACCAGCGTCAATAGATCGTAGGCTTACAGGGAAAGCAATGTCGTCTAAAATGGCATTGACGCGAGCGCCTGACAATTGACCTGCGGGCGTGCCTGATACTGTGCTAATTGCTGAACCTGCAAGCAGTTTAGTTGCATCTATGCAGCGAAGGTTGACTGTTGACAAATCTTCATTGCCTTGTCTAAAACCTGTGTCATAGTTAGTGATAAAGCCTGAAAACAGGTAATAATCCACCCCAAGATAAGTCGCATAAATAATAATCTGCCGCAATGGGACAAGATTAGGGTAGTAGGTGCTATTAGGGTTGAGCGGATTCCAATCGCCGTTTTGGTCAAACAGCGTGACTGTCGCTGTGCCAGCTTCAAACTTAGAGATAATGCGGTTGCGTCCACGTCTAATAGCTACGCTCGTCACAAGGTCTGTAATCTCAACAGGCAACACGCCCGAGCCCAAGCGGTTTGTGCCTAAGATGCCTTTTGTGGCTGAGTCTAGAATTAGCGGGTTTGTTTCATAAGCTGTATCTGAGTCAAAGTCAACGAAGACCCTAAGCGTAGGTGCTGGCATTAGATTGACGTACTGCTTATCGTAATGCCTTGTCCGGCTTTTTGATTTTCGTAAATCTGATCGGTGATAATACTTGCCAAGTCACTTTCCTTAATGACCGAACCTTGTACGATAACAGTCACGGGTGGCAATCCAGCTTCTCTGCGTCTAAATGCACTAGGATCAAAAGTTGAGCCAGCCGTAATTCCGGGCGTGTCAAAGTAACCCATAGCGCGCAGTCTTGCTTGTTCATCGCTTAATAAACTCATACTGGACAAAGAAGTTGCATCAACCAGAGTGTCAATGTGTTCTTTTAATAAGAAATTAATCGCTGTTCCTGTATTCGTATTTGCTCGCAAAGCGGTTAAAGTTGCAATTTGATTTGCAATGGCATTTGTTGAGACAGGTGCAGATGCAGGGTTAAATGGATTCGGCACATTGTAGTTGTTTTCATTGTCGCCGCCGCCGCCTCCGCCACCGCCACCACCGCCGCCACCGCCACCGCCACCGCCACCGCCGCCACCGCCACCGCCACCAGAACCACCTGCGGAAACGTTTGGCATATTACGAATTTTGGCTGCAATAGTGTCAAGGTCAGCCATAATCTTAGCCATTACGCCAATCCAATCCTCAAAAGGATTTTTGGCTTTTGGTAGGTTGACAATGCCAAGATCTAACAATGCTACCTTAGCTTGAGCTTGTAAGAGTCTGCCAATAACATCTGTGACACTATCGCCAGCTTTCATAATGACACCTAGATTGGCAAGCGCTGGAGCATTGATAGCTAATACCGCGCGGCTTGTTTTTTCAGCCGCATCTGCCATGTCATTGTTAAGAGCTAACAAAGCAACAAGGCGAAGGCGTTGCTCGCCATCAATTTGACCTTGTAAAGCTGCAACAATCTGAATGTTTTCCATGTCAAAGACTGTGCCGGCACGCTTGAGCATCTGCGCTTCTTTTTCTTTCTTTAAGCGCTCTTTCTCAGCCTTAGCAGCTAAAGCCGCTGCTTTTTTGCGATCCGCTTCAATCTTTTTTTGCAATGCTTGTTGCTTGCGAAGATCTGCTAAGAAAAGTCTATTCGACGCAGGATTGTTAGCCTGTCGGTTTTGTGCTGCTTGTGGGTTGTTAAAACGATTGCGGATTTCCTCTAAACGGCGCGCTTCTTCTTCGTCTATGCGCAGACCAGTTGAAAGTAGCGCCCGTGTATATTCAATGCTTAAACCAGCGCGGCGGAAAACGTCACCGATTGCTGTGCCAAAATTAACCAGCTTTTGTAGCCCTGCGTCATAATCGCCGCTGCCTAAACTTTCCAAGAATGACAAAATTCCTTTGCCGATTTCTTCTTTTAAGTCACCAAAAGCAATAGCGAGCCGATCAATCTTGCCTGAGTAAGTCTGTGCGTTTTGCTGTGCTGCACCTGAGAACTGAGCGCCTAAGGCTTCTACGGCTGCGGTAAAGCCCATTGCTTCTAGTTCTGCCGCTGTGTAAGCAGTCTGCAATTTGCCCAGCGATGCAAAGTTCCCGTTGTATGCGCGACTCAATGCCGTTGTGACTGCGCCTAAATCCTTACCGGTTGCGGTTGAAACGTCCATTGCGACATTTAGCAAGCCCATAGATTTCTCAGCGTTAAGCGTTGTGCTGATAAGTTGTGCAATGGCTGGCGATAACTCGTCTTTGCTTATCGCTGTTGCTTTCTCAGATACTTCTAAGTAATCTTCAATTGGCTTCGTGTTGTAAGCAAGACCAAGATTGCGAAGGCTGACTGCTAGTTTATTGGCTGCCTTATCTTCTTCCGCGAAAGCGCGCACCGATGCTTGTAAAGCTCTAAATCCTGCCACAGCAATAAAAGTGCGGCGCGCTGTGCGTGTTAGATTATCAAACTTACGCGTAAGGCTGGTCGTGCGCTTCTCAGCTGCCTTGAATCCTTTATCCTTAAACTCAGATGCTATATCAATGCGAATGTTTGCCATTATGCAGCTCTCTTTGCTTTCGCCATTGCCCTAAATGCATTGCTAGCCTTCTCAATCGCTCGCATCGTAGCGTCTAACGCCTTTCCATTGTTCTCAGCATAAGCGGCATAAAGCAAGCGTCCACGATTGTAATTTTTATTATCGTATCTTTTAAGTTGACCAACGGCGTTCATTGAGCCTACAAATATCGCACCAGCATCAGGATTGTTTGAGTTACCAATGTTTTTGTAACTTTCGCCGAATTGACGACCTGCACGCTGTCTGCGTCCATAAGGGTTTTGGCTTCCCGCAGTTTCAACAATAGATCCGACATCGGACTTGTTTAGCAAAGAATACAATGCGGCGTAGCCCGATTTATTTCTTTTGCTGCGCCCAATCGTATAAGTTAAACCTTTGCGTATGACGCTTGAGTTATAGCGTGGAAATGCGCGCCGACCTTGAATGCGGCTTACAGGCTCGTAACCTTTGTCATTCCAATTTGTTAAACGACCCGGTGCAACGCCGGGCACTTTTGCTTTCGCATCGTCAGTAACTTCTTTAAGTGCAACGCGAATTTCAGCGTTCATCTCTTTAAGAAGGTCAGGCGCAAACTTCTTGAGCGCTTTCTTTAGCTCAGGTACGCCTTCTACTACGACTGGCAATTTTGTTCTCCTGTGCCTGTTTCTTTAGTACCTCATAAATCGCTTTAAGTAAATCACGATCCATGTTAATAAATTCGCTAGGCGCAATCCCGAGATTTACCGAAAGCTCAGCTATGCGGTAAGTCCAAGAATCGCGCGTTAGCCATTTGGGGATTCATCCGCCAAAACCTCAACAGCTCGCAAGGTTTCTAGGAACTTGTCCCCAAAAGGCTTCACATCTGAAGCATCTGCTCTACGCAGACACTCCCAAGCAAGCCAGTAAATATCGCTTTGTTTTTGATCCTCTTGAAAGGCTTTGAAAAAACCTTTCTTAATGTGCATCTCAAAAGCGTACTCAATGACTGGAGTAATCTCATGGATTGACTCTGTGCCATCTGCCCTAGTTATTTTTAGTCTTGCCATTGCCCATTTCTCCTAATTTAGAACGTGCCGGTGCTTGCGACTGTTACCTTTGAATTGAGCGTAAAGGTAATGTCTTGAGTTGCCATGTCGCCAACTGCGCCATTGATAGGCGTTAGGTTGTTGACAAGAATATCAAATGTGTAAAGCGGGTTAGTTGCTGCAACTGCTCCCACCTTATCTTGTACCAACTTAGCGGCTACTGTTGTACCAAAAGCGCCGTTAAGCGTCTGAAGTACCTGTGAAGTAGCTGTGTCGTTTAAGAATGATACTGTGAGCGTACCTGACTCCAAGCCCTTAACGAACTTGTGTGCGGTGTCACCCATTGCGGTTACTTCAAGTTCATCCGCTGCATAG